AAACAATTAGTCAATTTCTCACGCCCCCGTTTCTACGTTGGGGCGTTTCTATTTACAAGAAAGCCCGGATAGAAATCCAGGCTCGTATTTATGAAAACCATAAACCTTATCCTATGAAAACAAGTTACAACGAATCATCAATTTCCTTCTTCGTTCTTATTACGTTTATGTTTATGATAGGTTGAACTGCGTTACCGTCTGGATCTACTGGTGAAACTTCAGTACGTTCTACGTAGCCACGTTTCTTTCCTTTTGTTTTAAGTAAAAATAATGTTGCAGCAACATCCCCCTTATCAACCAGCTTAAATAATTTATTTTCTGCAAAGTCTAATACCACATCTTGAAGATCATTAACGGCGTCTTTATAAACTTTATCTTCAGTCATCCATAGGTAGTGAGTTGATCTTGCAATCCCGGCAATTTCAGCAGCATCGGTAACAACTCCTTTAGTAGATTCAAGAGCTAATATCATTTCTGCCTTTTTAGGGTCGCTATGTCTATTTGTGTCCATTAACCAATAAAATTAGTACATTTTACCAACAAACATCATTTACACCGTTTGCATTTCATTTACACTGCCCGCAGCTTATAAGGTTCAGCCATTTACATCGTTTACAGTGCAAACCATTAGATATAAAATTTATAATATAAGTAAGTAGAATACTATACCTATACACCTATGCCGGTGTAAATTGTGTAAACTATGCAAATCTATGATTGTCAGTACTTATGACTGTGTAAAAGTAGGTGTAACAGCTGTGTAATTAGGATTTCTTGTACTTACCCTGACCTATTTTTTGGAATAATTTCCCGAAATCTTTCCTGCGGATTGAAATATCAAACCTTCTTTCTTTAAGGTTTATTCGTGTGCAAGTGGCAGCAGCTTCTGCCCTGGTAAACTCATCAGGTAATGTTTGGTATAATAATTCAAGATCCTGTGGCAAACCGGTTTCTATTTCGCCATTTAGTTTAGCGATAATTTTTATAGTTGATTCAGCGTAATATCTGTAAAGTGTCCATCCTTTATTAACTGTATCATCAGTAATTACCGGGCCAGTGTGATCATACATAATAGCAAGGATTTGTATCAGTCTTGGTAAGTATGCAGACATCTTTGCTTCGGTTCCTATAATATATGATTCTGCTTTAGATATAATTCTTTTATTTGCTTCTTGCAGTAATTGCTTGTAATACTTTCTGTAAATATTCTTTGCACTATCGGTTATTGGTATATGTATCTGATCTGATTCGCCATTATTATAACTCATCCCGCCAAAGAATAAACCACGAACTAATATTTCCCATTCACTACACATTTCTTTTTTAGTTGTGAACGGGTCTGAATCTTCATTCAATTCTTTATAATCTGCTTCAACCATTATGAAACGAGAAGCAAAGCCAGAACTTAAACGATCTTCAGTAAATATGTTTTGTAATCTTATCGGTTGTGTCCCCATCAATAGGTTAAGGTTAAGATTAGGCACAACCCGTTCTTTTGTTTCGTCAGCCCTGATCTGTGATATTCTACCACCACTAAATGCTTGAGTAAAAAAACTTATTGCATCATTAGTTGCCTTAAAGTTACCAGCGTTCAAAATAGTTTCTGCCTCATCCTGGTAAATACCAATGCCGTTACGCTGTGTAATTGACTTATGAATATAACCCTCGGTTGTGCCATCTGCTGAAATAGGGATAAATCTTGAAGGTCGTTTGTCTGTAAAAGATTCTTTATTATTAAATGCGTCTGCTTTCTTTTTAGTCCACGCTTTTACATCTTCTTCAAATTTTTTATCTAAATTTTCATGTGCTGATTTCAATGGAGCCTCGCACATTACTTTATAAGCGGGAGTTTTACCGGCTGATACCGGGGCGATCATTAAACAGAACAGGATGTTTTTTCCTTCCGAATTAAAATCACTCTTGTATCTTGTCCCAGCTAATGAGCTAACTGTCCATAGCCCAGATGTAGCAACAAACTCCAACGGTAATGATCTTGATTCGCAAACATCAATAATTGATTGCTGTAAATATGTTGGAAATACTTCTAACGGATATGAGTATTGTTTACGCTGACATTTATCTATTTTAATATTTTGTGATTCTATAATATTATTTACCTCTTCAATAGTTTTATCCCAATCTCTGCCATTCTTATAGAATAGTACAAATGACGGAGGCAATGACCATACTGGGTATGATTGTTTATTATGCCAGTTAGGGTAATCATTTAATGAGGCAGAGAAGATCAGCACCCTTTTATTTTTAAAATACACCTTTGCTGATAGGGCTGGTGATTCAGAATTTTTTCTTCTGTATGCAACAAACTTATCTTTTGAATGATATGTATGTCCTTCGATCTGATGCAGCCCTATGTGATTTTCTAATATAAAATTCCATACATCATCAGGTAGTTTAGCATCGAATTGAGATAGTAAGGATTCGAATCCCTCTGGATAATTAACAGCTTTTATATTTGGATCGTAGTTTGGTTTATACTCATTAAATTGCTGCGAAGTTGATATAAGATATTCAAACTCTTTTTGTGTTAACGGCTGCACATCCTCCATTGAACTTTTATATTCTTCATACCCAGGTGTCGGAAAAGTGTAAACAAGTGGGCCGGCTGCGTAAAGAGCGATCACTTCTGTACCTACTTGACTTTCTGCAAGTGCAAGTTTCTTATTCAATTTATCATATCGTAACCATACATGATAGCCAGCGTTACGTGTTTTCTCAATGTATAATTTATTGTAAACTTCAGGCCATTGGTTTAATACAATAGCCTCCCACTCTTTGAATATAGTTTTGCGCTCAGTATTCTTGATGTCAAAATCTAAACAGGCGTATTGGCCACCCGTCTTTATCATTATAGCATTATGCTTCGGTAATAGTTTTAGTTTTGTTGTATCTGACCATTCTCTATGAGATACCGGGGCTTTGTTTATTATATCCCATTCGACGGGGATGACAGTTAAGCCAAGATCGGTATAATCGGTGTAATAATTTTGTATGCTCAATGGTGTCGCTTTTTATAAGTGTTTACCGGGCCGGGTAGCGACACCGAAGGAACCGGGCATGATACCCTGAACCACGACCCAGTAAACTCTTTAATTATTTTTTGTGTCGCTATTGCTAAGATAACAATAATTACCCATACAAAAAAGCATCCAACTCAAATAGAAAATCTTCAACACAGGTGACGATCCAATACTTTCCCCCAGCACGTTCAGCATTAGCCTTTTCTTCCCACTGCCCCGGCTTCATATAATCACCCGTATGCTTGTTTTTAATTTCAATATCAATAGAAGTCCCTCGTAAAACATTTAATAGATCTGCTGTGTTCTTTTTTACTGATCTTGTATAACGCTTATCGGTGAATTTATTACCAGATGCTTCAGTAGTAATTTTATCTGATGCCCTTACAACTACATTAACCCGCTTTGATCTGCCACCTAACCATGTAATCATGTTCTGGCAGTACTTGGTAAGCCCGTTTGTTGTAACCACATCAGGCATTACCGGCGGCGTATAAAATCCATCCTTAACGACGTTGGGAAAGGTAGTATCGTAATAAAGTTTGTGGGCTTCGGAGTAGCGTTGTTTATAGTTCATCTGAAAATAATTTTGGTTGTTCTGGTGGTGGTATTGCTGACTTCTTTGGTTTACTACCATTAACAAACTTAATAAAATCAGTAGGTGTTTTTGTATTAGTAACAAGTCTTTTACTATCGGAGTTAATAGTTTTTTTCTGCATCAATTCTTATTTTTCTACCAACACCCTTGTAGCCCTCTAAAAAGCCTTCAGAATTTCTGAATATTTGCCATCCATTATACTCGCCAATGTAGTCTAACATTTTAAAATAGTTTTAATTGATTAACAATACCTCGTTTATTCGGATAAGTTTGTGATGATTTAATATTCACCCCACACATTTCTTTGCAAGTCGAACATTTGCCCATGTAGGTTTTACGGTTGAACTTACTTGCTAATTGTTTCTTACCATTAAAAACTTCTTCTTTTACATTAATAATTCCATCGATTATAAATTTATTATTCTTACTTGGTCTAAATACTGTGTCTAACGTTGATTCATTTTTAAATAAGTTGTGCTGAATTTCTGCAAGTTGTTTGCCTATGGGGTTACTAAGATTGAAGTCACAAGATATAATTCGCAACACTGATTTACAATAAGGCTTTATTCTGTTGTACTGGTCAAGTGATCGTTCAAGCATCTCGTAATTATCTAATGCAGACACAGAAGTATTAATACAAATATTCATCCGTGACATTAACTGTAACTGCTCATCTGTTAATAATGCCCAATGCCTGGTTATAATTATTATTTCAGTATTACACTTCGATAATGTTTTCAAGATATTAAATGTATGTTCCCAATTTTCCGAAGGATCACCACTTGCACCAATACGAATGAATGGCATTTTAATATTGGTTATTTGAGCCAATATATCACGCTTATGCTTTTCACTTTGAAACGATCTCAAAACCGTTGTACTGAAATCATGGCCGTACCTTTTAGCTGTTCTTGCTGCATAGCAATCGTTATAGCAGCCACCTTCGTTTGCAGCCAGCCCAGAAGCACAGCCCATTGTAGTATCAATGCAGTAAACGCCACGGCCATTCTGAACTAATGATATTTTAGTTGTGTAAGGTTTCACAGTCTGCCTATTGGCGGGTATAACTCTTTAATTTTTGAAATATCACCCTTGTAAAATACTAATATCTTTTGCTCTGTCTTTGGGAACTTCCTGTAATTCAAAGTTACTTTTGCATGGGCCAATCTGGTAAACTCAGATTCTAAATAGACGATCTTGTTATAGATATGTAACCCCTGAGACTTAAAAAATAATTCATGCTCAGCTTCGCAACCATAGTAAGCCCCGTTTTTA